ACCATTAACCAGCTTATCCAGGCGCTCGGCGTTATCGAGCAACACAGCGGGAGACGTGCTCCCCAGCTCCGGGTTAAAGGCCATGTTTTTGCTCCAAAAAGAGGCTTCGCCCAAACGAGGGTTTGAGCGAAAACAGTTAATTAGGGGTTGTTATGGGGTATTAAGCGACGTCGCCGGGGTATGTGGCGTCGTCGTACTGGTAGAAAATTTCTTTATATTCAGGTGCAGTAATCTGACAGTTGCTGTCACCTGATGGGGCAACCTCCTGGACTATCCCATGCCGCGCACCCTTTTCACTGTCGCAGAACAATAACTTCGGCGGATCAATATCTGGGTCGTCCATAATCCAGTCTTCCGGATGCAGGTCGTCGTTGTACGGCACCGTCAGCGTGAAATCATCCACCCGTTGCGGCGTGAGCATTCGCGATGATGGTCGACCGTCCTGAAACTGTATCCAGCAGCGAGGATTCGCGTAGCTCCAGTCCAGTGGCTCCGTGACATGCAGCGTAATTTCCTGGAAGTCGTAAATCATCGCGTCAATCAGGCAACTTTGGGTTTTCCCGGTTGGAATGTCGTCGGACAAAATGATGTGATCACCGAAGTCATGACACCATCCCAGCATTGAAGTCGTAGCCGTATAGGTTCGACGTTGGTGGAGATATTTCATTAACCGACGCATCCCGATACGCCAGGCGCGATCTGCAGTCATGGCAACATCAATGGTGTATGCCTCCGTTTTGCGCGGAAAAGGATTTTCCGGCGTCCGGCACTGTACGGTTTCCTCCGCCCAGGTCACAGGGTTGATATATTTCACATCCACGCCATCAAAATCATCCTCCGACGGGACCCTGAATGACGTCTGCATTTCCTCCACGGTATCCTGAGGAGTAATGATCCCTGTCCAGCTTTTGACGCCCTCTCTCCCGACAGAAAGCAACCCGTCAGACAGCAGAAAATACCCCATGCCAGCCTCGGCTATTTTGTCGAAAATATCCTTTGCTGACGTGCTGTCACTGCTTGCCTGGTGATCAAAATATTCTCCCCTTGGCGTCCAGTAGGTAGCCTCCAGCGTACTGAGCGCCGCAATGTCGATCTGGTCGTCGCGATATCCCAGACTGCGGGCAAGATGCAGGAACGCACCGCTGATTGTCCTGTCACCACCGCCATCATAATTTCGTGTGGCGACAACACTCACACGCTTGTCTGACTGCGCCGCCAGCTGGCCGCCGGTTTCAACCGTGATCCCTATTGTTGATATCCCTGCGTAGGAGGTCGGACGGGAAAGCAAACGACCTCTGAGCGCCTGCCAGAACATGCTGTCTCTCGCGTTGTTGCTCCCCTGCTCGTTACGGCGGCGGCATCGAACCTCCACCAGCCCAGGAGAGGACAGATCAAAACGCTCTGTAAAACCGAGGCCATTAATGTTTTTAAGCGCGTAAACCCCTGGCTTACTCGTCCACCCTGATCCGGAACCATAAACGCGATACTGGATTTCATACTCGACATGGCGGACCCGCTTATTCCCGTTGTTCTGGAACCCGCAAATTCCGTTTGGGAAAGCAAAGTTGACCTCGAAGGCATCCACAACTTCATTTTGCGGGCAGGCCAGAAAGGGGCCGAGCCAGGTTTCATTATCGTTAATACCAGACGCGGCAAAATCCACGACGGTACGGGTCATAAAGCCTGACCAGGTGCTGTCAACGACACCGTTAACCACACGCTGTACGGTCGCAGAGGGACCATCAGTAGACGCTATCTGGTATTCGTTGCCACGGTGTGCCAGGGAAATCCGCTGAGTGCCTTCCGGCAATCCGGAAAAGGCAGTGCCAGAATCGTATGCCAGCGTCACGCTGGCTGTTACCGCAGGGCTTCCGCCGCTGGATGCCGTACCAGCTGTAAATACCGGGCTGTCGCCAAATACTGACGCAGGCAGGAATGATGACGTAATGGAACCGCCACGCCAGGGGCTGGAGATCTCCACGATACGTATCACGCCGCCATCATCCTGAGCGATGAGCCCCGAACCATTCAACCCGCCGTTAATCGCTGCGAGCAAGCCAGACATTGTGCCGTAGTTGGCGACCAGAGATATGGTATAGGTGATACCCTGCCAGGTCAGAGCAAAGGTCTGGCTGGTTGTCGTAAAGTCATACGTTGACGGCGAGTCACTGGCGCGTAATACCGCAGTCGCTCCCCCTGTTCCCGGAACGGCGTCCTGGTGAGGGGTGTACGTGGCGATCTGCAGGTCATAGTCAGTACCGTTAAACGTTAGGGTGACAGGCATTCCGCTGAATGGCGCAATCTCTGACACGACGTCGCCTGTCAGCACGTTAAAACCGCCCTCGATGGATACCTGATAATTCACTGGCGCTTTTAGGGTGACAATTGCACCGGCGATCCAGCCAGGAGGAAGTTTGTTCTCATCCTCGTCTTCATCATTATCATCATCGACATCGAGGCCAGAAAACGAGACAGAGGCACCGCTGACGGTCATGGCATCAGCAACGATATCACTGGCTTCAGGGGCAGTCTGAGCCATATCGAGGCCGCTGCCGCTCGACGTTCCCCCAACTTCCGTTGAGTTGAACCATATCTCACTGCGACGATCCCCGGCCACATTATCGCCAGGCCCATAGCTGGTATATGAAAAGCCCTCGCCTAAGGTCAGCGCCGGAGTTTCTCCTACCCGAAAATCCCCACCGGTATAGGAGAAACGCCCATATCCAAGGCAGACAAACATTTCGACCGTCATTCTGGTTGGATCAGCGGGGTCGAATCGCGTTACCGGCTGTACCAGGTAATCCGGGTAGATCCGGTTTCGCCCGAAAGCCTCCCTAACGGGATCGCCAAGCTTCGCTGTGTTGGCTTTAGCCGGATTCAGATCCAGCGATGAAGCGTTACTGGATGAAAAGCCGCCCAGCTCTGGTTTAGGGGCAAAGAATAATGCATAGGCCGTAGACGCAATGGATACGGCCACCGAAACCCACGCGGCAATTTCAAGACCCGTGCCATACGGAATGGGATATATCCGCACGTCGCTGTCTGGCCGCAACAAACATAACGGCCATTCCGCCGGGGGGACTGCCTGGCCGTTCAGCTCGATCACGACAGGATGAGTTTTATCCTGTGAATAGCTCGGGACATTTCTGCTCATCCACTCATGCAGCGTCAGCACACCATGCTCGTGCGTTTCAAGGGGTTCACCCGGTAGCCGGGACGGGTAAAACTTTATCGTCATTGCCAGAACTCCACGCGGTTAAAGCGACGGAAAAATCGCGACAGTGGCAGAAACGTAACCCCCGAGCCAGGATTGCATTCCGCTACCTGCAGCTGGTTATCGAGCATTACAACGATCCCGACATGGGAAACTGTTGAGCCCGAATAGCAAGCCACTCCGGCACCTTCACAGGGTTCACAACGTTTCAGCGTAAGCATCAGCTTTCTCGCTTCCCGGTCGAGGCCCCCGCCTTCTTTGGTCACACCTGCAAAATCCGGCCATTCAGGTAGCCCCAGGTCGCGACGTATCTCATTTACAATGCCGAAGCAGTCGAGCTGCGGATATACGCGCCCGCCCTTCAGCCAGGTGACTGAACGGTATTTATCAGGGTTAAACATATTTGCCTCAGATTAGTAACGTAAGCCCGGATGCTCGGCGAGGTTGTAACGTTTACGGGGCCAGGCTGTTTTGAGGACATTCATATAGCCTGCCGTGACCTGAACTGCTGTCGGGGTCCAGGAGCCGGATTTGATATCGAGCGTATACGGTGATGATGCCGGAGCAGACAGATCGGATGAAATGTACCGCCGGAATGTCAGCGTGGCTGATTTCATTTCATCCAGAATTTTATCGATCGCCTCTGAAACCCGTCCGTCAATATTGCTGATAGCAAACTTTAAATCCTGTGTCCCATCGGCGTTCCTGGCTGGTAAGGCGATATCTATCGCGCTAGCATCAAACGTCACCGGCTGACCATTTTCCAGCGTCACTGAAACGTCATCCCAGCCACTGGTTAGCCAGTAGTTATCATCGCCTGCTGATATCTGCAGCGTATCGTGAATAACCTCCGATCCGCTGCTGGCATATAGTCGCTCAAGGATTGTCATGCTTCGGCCACTCTCTGTTTAGCGCGATATCCAGTAACGACTGGCCCGCCAGCCATTCCGGGTAATTTCCCCAGCCTGAAGGCGGTAACGGGCGCTCCCATAATTCCAGCGTTGCGCTGTACTGCCAGTATTTTGGCGCGACCAGCGTCGGCCCTTCGTAAATATCCACGAACCTTGCTTTATAAGGCTTTACCCCGACTGGAGTCTGGAGTTTCAGATAGAACCAGGACTGGCCATCTTTAAGCGCATCCCTGAAAAACGCCTCAAACACCTGCGCCAGAGCATCAGTTTTAAAAATCCATTTAACCGATGCCTGGGTGGGTGTTGAGGTATATCGCCTTCGTTGTTGAGCGCGACCGGACGTCATCTCCGTTCGCAGCAAAGGTGATATGGGTTTAAACCCGTACCCGTCCATAAGCGGCATGGGCAGGTATTCGTCCGGGTAGAAAATATCTGCCATGAATATTCCCTCCGGGCAGGTTATCGTGGTTTTTTGGGCTGAAGGTTGGAGTAAAGAGCTCTACCGAAGGCATTTTGAGGATTGTTTACGTCGCTCGTCAGTTCAGATTTTATCTGTTTAGCCAGGCGGCGGCCGTGGGCATCCAATGTCTGCATCATCACATCATCCGGTTTACCAGTGAGGTGGTAATTGACGTTGATGTCACCAGTTGAAAGAAGTTGTCTTTCCTGCTGCTGTCTCGCAGCGTTCTGTACCGCCGGCGATTCCCGCCCAACAGCTTTGACCCCAAGCGAACCATCAGCACCACGGGTAAGCGGCATGATGGCTTCCGGCCCGGCCTCGCCGAATACACCTGCCCCTTTCGCAAACGCAAAATATTGGGGAGTGCTGTAAACACCATTGCTGTAGGCAGAAAGTGACGGAGAATCGTAAACGCCTCCGAGAGCGTTAAATGAAAAATTAGCTCCCGCGCTTTGAATAGCGGTACCACTACTTGCCGCACCGCTGGCACCGCCAAAAAGACTACCGAACAACCCACCCGCTCCGCCGCCAAATGACGCCATAATCGCTTTAGTGATCAACGCCTGTGTTGCCATCTGGATCAGCGTCTTAATCACCGTTTCGCCCAGGGAAGAAAAAATATTCGACATCCCATCTTTAAACGAAGCAGCGCCTGTCAGGACGTTTGTCAGGTTGTTGGAGATAGAGTTAGTGGTGGCATCCAGAATCTCGCTGGTTGCAGTGGCAGCCATTGAGCTCAGATCAGAAGCCTGATCGGCATAATTCATCAGGGAATCGCTGATCCCCGTGCGCCAGTCTGACTGCTGTTCATCGGTCTTTTTGTAGTAGTCCTCCTGAATCGCTAACCGTTCAGCAAGCGCCGCCTGCAGAGCTTCCGTTTGCTGTTTGTACTGGTCTTCAGAAATTTGCTTCTTGTTAAAGTCACGCTGAAGCTCATCCTGCTGCTTACGGAAGTCAGTGCGAATATCCGCCATTTCCTTCATGCGGTCGCGGGCTTTATCTCCCATCCCGGCGCCAAGAAAATCTATATTCCCCCGGTCACGCGCAGCGGCATTACTGTCAGCCAGCCCCTCACGGAACGTTTGCAACTGTTCAGCAATGTTTTTCTGATCGATTAGTGCAGCATTTTGCAGGATTATTTCTTTTTTGGCTTGCTCTAGAGAGGCTAACTCCCCCTGCGTCACCTGATATTTCATTTTAGCCAGTTCGGTATTCTGGCTTCCCAGGGCAATTTGTTCCTGCTGCTGTTTAATAAGGCGCTTGTAAACGTCTTCTGTCTTTTCAGCCGCTTTAACCTCTTCGCTTTTTGGCGCTTTCCGGGTGGGTTTATTGGATTCATCGTTTTGCCATTTCGCCAACCCCTGATTAATAAACAGATCGCGGTTAGTTTTAAACTGAGGTTCATCCTTAAGCCCCAATTCGTCAGCGGCATAACCTAACCGTGCTCTCTCCCTTGCTTCTCCTTTAAGCTTTGATAGTTCAAGGTCCTGACGGCTTTTTTCCAGAGCATTGGCTTGCTGTGATGTTAAATCAGCCTGAGGCATTCGCATTGGAACATTAACCAAGCCCTGCCGTTCCATTAAAAGCTGGTTTCCTAATCCAAGTAAACGGTTAACTTCGGAATACTTACCAGTCATCATTACAAGGTTCTGGTATTCAGAATTTTGCCGCCATACTCTTTCTTTTATAAGATCGTTTCTTCTTCTTTCTTGTTCCTCCTGTGCCTTTAGTATATCGCTTGCCTTTTCTCGCATCTGACGAAGCTTGTCTTCTTCTACGACAACCTGCTCGGTCAAAATTGCAATAGCCTTTATAATATTTAAATCATTTTCTTGAGTTATACCTGGTTTGCTTCTACTTTCATTTAAATCATTTATTTGCCCGTTAAGTTTTTTTACACTTTGTTCTTGCTCTTCGATTAGGCGTTTTTGCTCCTGCATCGCCTCAACCGTTAATCTTCGATTACTATCGACCTCAGGTAGGGTCATTGAGGAGGTTTTTTCTCTGATCTGATCTATTTGGCTGGCATATTCCTGAGCTGATTTTCTTGCTTGCTCCTGGCTTTGGTACATAGCGTACCATGCGCCCGCACCCAGCATAACTAACCCGGGTATACCACCGACCAGCCCAAGAGCCCCACTCATCAACCGGGTGCCGACAGAGGTAACGCTGTTAAGGTTATTTTGAGCAGAAACCCGGCCTGCAATATTACGACTAAGAGCGGACTGAGCTGCAGCCAATTTTCTTTCTGCAATAGCCTGTGCATCGGCATTTTTTGCAGCCACAAGCCCCGCCTGAGCCCGCTCCAGAGCTGTTCGTGCTCGTACCTTTTCTGTAGCTGTCCCGGTGGCGAGGGCTGTAGTCAATCGCCCCTGTGCCGCGGTAACCCTTGCTTCTGCGGCCGCGACCCTCTCCTGTTGAGCAGCCTGAACATCAGCACTTTTAGCACTCTGAAGGGCTTGCTGGGCGCGATAAACGGCGGCGCGGGAAGCGGCAACAGAAGATTGCGCGGCTTTTTCCTGAGCGACAGCAAGAGCTACCTCAGATTTTGCCGCCGAAATAAGTGCGCCAGTAGCACTGCTTGCACTCGTAACAATTCCGCCAAGATACCGGGCCAATCCGATCCCAACCAGGCCTCCAGCAGCAGTGGTAATTAGTGACATATTATCTGCTACGTCACTGAGGGCCCCGCTGACAGCAGAAGATGTAAGAGAATCCAGTGTACCTGCCAGACCATCAAGACCGCCAGAAAGCGCGTCTGTCGCGCCAGTCGCCTGGTTCACTCCACCAACCCATGCCATAAACGAGTTAGTGACTTTTTGCATTGAGCCGGACACTGTCGGCGGCAACGAGGAAAACTCCCCCTGTAACACACCTAACTGGCTGATTAATGCTGGTACGACTTTATCAATCGTGAGTTGCCCCTGGTCAGCCATCGCTTTAAGATCTTTTCGAGCAACCCCCATACCAGCAGCCAGGGCACGGATGACGCGATCCCCAGCTTCGTTAACCGCGTTAAACTCTTCGCCACGCAAAACACCTTGAGCCAGCGCCTGGCTAAACTGGGTAATAACAGAGCCGGCTTCTTCTGTGCTTGCACCAGATAGCTTTAGTCCTGTTGATACCGCTTCGGTGATTTTGAGTACTTCATCTGAGCTGTAGCCAAATTCACGCATTGATGCTGCAGCGCGTGAAAATAAATTAGCATTATCAGTAAAAGCAGTGCCCGTACTCTGGCTAATCGCCATTAATCGGGTCTGAGATAAAGTAAAATCATTCGTAGACACTGAGGCTTGTTTAAGCCGTGCATTTACTGAGTTCCATTGGTCTGCAATCTGAACCAGTTTTCCTGTTGCAAATGCTGCAGCTGCAGCTGTAGCTGCTCGACCCGCTGAAGCAAATCCATCCGTTAAATCGGAAAGAGCTTTTTGGCTTTCTTTCGCAGCGGCAGCAGCCTGGCGCCCACCATTCTGCATGGTTTTATAATAGTCTTGCCCCATGCGTGAAGCTCGGGCGATCTCAGTCTGGAATGATTGAGAGTTTGCTGAAACCTTTATGATAAGCTCACGTAGGGTTGCCATTTGTATCCTCACAGGTATAAAAAAAACCGCCTAAGCGGTTTTCTTTAATTAGCAAGAATGTATCAACTACAAATCTCGCCCCATAGTTTAGAAAATTCAGTTCCACCATCATCAATAATGGTCATTCCACTTTTACTTACATACCTTTTAAACCCAGCATATGCACCAAAGCTGTTTTTAGCATTTACTTGTCCGCATACATATCCGTCACGACCAACGATCTGGTTTTTGAAGGTTGCAGATTCGGGGTCTTTTAATTCAGCCTTAACACTAGGGTTGCTTGCTGATATAACATTCATGTTGTTGTATCTTTTCTGCCTATCGTTCTCGCTAATTCTCATTAGCTCCTCATGGTTCTCATACCTCTCCCCCCACAAAGGGACCATTGAGTTAACAAAAAACAAGACAAATATAGAACCGAGAATTATCAAAAGAGAAGCAATTTCCCTGCCAATCTTATCTATATATTTTAAAGGAATAACCAAAACAACAAAAAGAAACACAATTGATATTGGTTGCCTTAACGCAATAATAAATGCTATAGCAAAAACTACTAAAGATAAAACGCCCAATATTTTTTTCATTTTTTATCCCAATAGATAGAAAAGAACTAAAATCCTACCATTGGTTATGTAAAACTTCAGCTATCATTGTTTGTTCAAACTGATGCTGCGAGCAAAGCGGCCTCCAAGCCTGCAAAGGGATCGCCGCCGTCGTTTACCTCAACCTCTTCTGCGCTCCACTGAAGCTGAGCATCTTCAATGGTGACTTTACCGCCCTGCGCTCCGTAAACCGCAGATACCAGCTGAGCATTGAGAATATCGCCGCGAATATCGCCGATTGGGCTGATACGATCGTATTCAGCCCACATCCTGAATTCGCCAACCGTCATGGTTTGTCGCAGTTCGCCCAGCGTGCGGCCCATCCGGAGCGCCAGCGCCATCAGGAACTGCATGCCAGGCATTTTTACTTTGCTTTAGCATCATCCGCGTCACGAATGAGATCAAGTGCCTGCTTCAACAGCCGGGAATGCACAGGGCCATAGATCGCTTCAACCTGTTCGGTGTCATCGACAGTAAAGACGGGCTGCAGGTCGGTATCCAGCAAAATATCGATGAAAAGCGTGACGTCGGCCCGCATCGTGCGGAAGGCTCGTTCTGAAGGGGTCAGTTCTGGTGCCTCCTGGTGCTCCTGCCCTTCCGGTAGTTTGGGTGGTTCCGGGCTGGCAATGCCCTGCCAGCGAATCCAGGCTTCTGCTGATGGCTCACGAATGATGACTTTGGCGTTATCCCACTCCGGAACGGAGACTTCTTTTTTACGAAATCCCGCCATCGGTGCCAGTGCCAGTGCTTTAAGACTCGGTTTTGACATTAATTTTATCGCCGGTCTCCCGGCGCTCCGTTAATTGATGGTGACGGTGCAATCAGAAGAAGTGATCACAGTGCCATCGGCATCAGTAACCACGCAGGAATAAACCCCGGCATCACCGGATACAGCGCTGGCTTTCGTAAACGTTGCGCTGGTCTGGCCGCTGACCGTCGAGGTGCCCTTTTTCCAGGCGTAGGTATAAGGTGCCGTACCGCCCTGGACGACCACGCCCATGGTCAGGGCGCTTCCTGCCGCGACCGTTTGGGACGCCGGAAGGTCAGTAGCAAACGACAGAACTCCTGGGGCGTTAATATTGGTGGGTTTACCTTTCAGACGCAGCGAGAACGTTGCAGCAACTACGCCATTGGTTTGAGAATCCCAGGTGTGCTGACGTACCTCAGCGCGCATCAGGAATCCATTACCAGACGGGAAAATAACCTTAAACCCATAAACCCCGTCGTTATCATATGCTTCACGAAGTGCATCCTGTGCCGGGTTGCGGTAGAAGTTACCGGAAAGTGACATTTCAGACGGAGCAGGAAGGCCGTTGATATTTTCCGTTTCATCCGAACAGAGCGTTGTCACGTCAATATCGTTTTTCTGACCAGCGGTAAAGCTTGCCTGTTTGATAGTGCAACTCAGGTTTAACCAGGTTGCGGTATCCAGCTCTGCCGAGGTGACCGGCACAGAGGTAATCATTACTACCGTTTTTTGGGCACGTTCAAATAGTGCTGACATCGCAGCCTCCATAAATGAAAAAACCGCCAGCGGCGGTCGGATTGGATTGGTTTTTGTCAGGCAATGACCGTTATTTCGAGGGTTGCCCGATGAAGATGGGTTGTCGTGTCGTAGCCAGGAATTTTTGTCACCTCGACAGGTGAAAGAACCTGCAGGCGAGCCAGGGCGTCCAGGCGTAACGCTCTGGCTTCGTCATTCGTTTCAGCCCATACATCAACCTGAATGCGCAGTGTCGACTCTGCCTGGCCGCAGAAAACATCCCCGGCAACATCAGTCGGTATCGAGAAAATGACATAGGGAGTGGAAACTGCAGGAAGTCCGTCGCTGCCTAGCGGCACCACATACGGATAAACCCGCCCGTCTGCCAGCGTCGACAGCAGGTCAAAGAGATCATCCTCTGTCATTTTGATAACACCTCATCGATAGCCTGATTCATCCGCTGCATCGCCACCTGCGTAGCTTCTTCCATGCGGGTATCAAAAGCTGGGCGAACAAACGGATGTGCAGGCGCTGTAGATGTTCCCAACTCCACGAAGCGCCAGTAAAACGCATTCCGCTTGTTGCTGGCCTTCATTGTATTGTCGCTGTTCCCCGTTCGCGGGTTAACGCCACGAATATGCACCCCAGATGAAATTTCACCGCGACGGCGACTTTTCTGGGTGACGACAACAACGTTTTTCTTCAGTTTTCCGGATTTCTCAGGAGCGCGATCAATCACCTCCTCGCGGAGCAATTCGGCACCAGCACGGGTCGACTCCCGGAGAACTTTATTATTTTCGGCCTTGCTGAGGGTTTGCAGATCGCGGGCAATATCCTGCAGCCCGGAAAAATCCAGATTCACATCAATCATTTTTCGGTCCCCTGTTTGCAGAGAATTTCCAGCCGGGTACCTTTGATATCCGGAACCGGAGGCCCAGTGACACTCAGGACAGCATCTTTGTATGGGCCATTCAGTACTTTCAAACGGGAAGAAGCTGAGATGTCTGTACGAAAACGCACCCAGACGCGAATGGTGGCATCAGCACGCTCAACGCCAGCGGCTAACAGCTCCCTACCGCTGATCCCTTTAACCTCGGCCCAGATAGTTTTTCCATCAGCCCAGCTTTCTACCGGCTGGCCGGAAGGTGTTTTTGATATTGTGAAGTTCTGAATAGTGACGCGATGCCGTAATCGTCCTGCCTGCATAATTCCTCCTAGAGCGGAATATAGCGGTACGGCTCTATCAGCGATGTAAAGCCAAATGGGATGCTGGTTTTTGCTGCGTCTGACGACTCTTCTCTGTTTTCATACCAGTGCCCGACAAGCAGCATCAGCGCCAGGAGGATGTCGTCAGCAATCACCAGCCCGTCAGGATCAGTTTCCGGCACTTCTTCTTCATAAAGATGGCGGTTGATGAAGTTCTCCGCCTTTCGGCGAGCGGCACCATAATAGAGCGTAAGCACCTCATCTTCCGTGGTGTCGTCGATATCGATCCGACACTGCGCCCGCAACATCTCAATCGTTGTGCTCATGTATTTTCCCTGGCCCGCAGCGAACTGCGGGCATAAAAAAACCGCCGGAGCGGTGGAGGTTGAAGCTGATTATTGCCTTAGCCGCCAGATGCCGGTTTACCCACCAGCGCCTTAATCGCGCCGGTATCTTCCAGTACGCAGTCGAAGCGGTGGAAGGCCAGGAAGCCAGTCTGATCGTACTCTGCGTAACGCTCAACCAGCCGTTTCAGCGTCATGTAAGTGACGCGACGAACGATAAAGCGGTTAAAATCGCCGAAGTAGGCAAATTTTGCACCAGCCGCGATATCAGGAATAGCCTGGTCAACGACATACGGCACCTGCAGAACAGTAGCAGGTGCGCCACCGATAATGTTCGGTAACCAGAGCGGGCGGCCCTGTCCGTCCTCCATTTCCTCCACCAGCTGCAACGTTGCATCGTTAAAGGCCCAGCGCACCTTTGGACCGTTACGGTATGCCGGGTCGACAGAGTGCTTCAGTGCGTTCAGCTCTTTCCAGGTAAAGGTGTTCGCTGCTGCGGTATTTTTGGTGCCAGTTACCGACGCAGCCAGCCCTTTAGGCTGCAGCGGGGTGCCGGTGCCGGTCCCTAATACCAGATACTTCGCTTCACCACGTCCGATGCGAGTGGCGATACGCGCGGCCAGGAACGCCTCGATGTCTACGCCGCTGTCCTGGAGCAGTTCATTGGATACGCGAATGATTTTAGAGGACAGTTTTTTAGCCCCCAGCGTTGCACCGCCGAAAGACACGTCTTCTTCACTGGTTTCAGTGTTTTCGCCCAGCAGTTCACCTTCTTCAGTGGTACCGTCAGAGGTTGCCCAGTCAATGTCCTGGCCGTTGGCGGTATTCAGAATTTGCGCCACACTGGCAATTCCACCGTAATCTTTCAGTGCTTCGACGATCTTATTTCGGAACTGGGTTGGTACGGTGTAACCCCCTTTTTCATCCGGCGTCGTGCCCTGAGCACGCAGCTCCTTTAAAGCCTGGCGTTCTTCAGCGCTCATCTCGCCAAGACCACGGCGCAAAAACGCATTAAACGCCGCAGCACGACGTTCGTTAGCCTGTGCTTCCGGGTTTGCTGGATCACGATTCTGCTGCTGGCGCTGTTCAGGCTCGTTTTCGTGGATATAGTCCTGATCCTGGCGGCGCAGTTCCTCTTCGCGTGCAATACGCTCATCAAGGGCGTCAAGCTCCGATTTTGCAGCGTTCCACTGAGTACGCTGTTCATCGGTCCAGGGGGTATCACCAATTTTGTCATGCAGGGCACGCATATCTTTGGCGATGGTGTTACGTTTTTGCTTCATTTCATGCAGTTTCATGATTTTTCCTTACGCGTTAAGAAGGGTCAGCAGGCGCTCACGCGCCATTCGTTGATTAATGGCGTTCTTTAGCGCACCGCTGTCGCGCGCCTCCTGCCAGGCTTTCATCGATCGGACGCCGGAGTCGGCCTCCTGATATGCGGGATAAGTCACCGGACTGACATCAAACAGCCGGGAAAACTTCGATATTTCACGAATAACGATCCCTTCATCGTCCTGGTACCAGTTTTCACCGTCATGGGATACCCGGAAGGCAAAAGATGACTGGTTAATGTCACCGCGCATCATCGGCGCCAGCACCAGATCGCGGATGGTTTGCGTATCCGGCGCTGTAATGTCGTAACGCAGGCCGTGCTCATCGACAGACAGGGATAGCGTCCCGGCAGCGCTCCGTCCGAGAATAAAGTTGGGGTCATGGTTAAACAGCCCGCGAACATCATCATTCAGCACATCGTCAAATGCTCCGGGCTTGATGATTTCACGGAATCCCCACAGGGGTTCAGAACGGCTGTTGAACACCGAGCCATAGCCCAGAATGCGGGTTGGTTCATCGGTGCGCTGTTCCGCACGAACCTCCCCGCTATAGCAGCGCGTTTCACGGTCATTCATTGGTTTTTTCCTCGTCGGTTTTTGGCGCCTTAAAATCGCCTGCCGGGTTAGCCGCGTTAACGCTCACCAGCATTTCATCCAGGCCGTCTACCGGGTTCATATCTTCGAAGGCTCGCGCCTCGTTGCGGCTCATCCAGCCATCAGTGATCGCAAAGTGGTAGAACTGAGCACGTTCCTGCGGGGTCCCGCGTAGCAGGCCTGTCAGGTTAAACCTGACGTAATATCCGGCGGCCAGTTCAGCACGGGTGAACAGGCGGCGATTGAGTTCCTGTTCCCAGTTCGTTACCCACGGCATGATCGTGTAGCGGACAAACTGAATGGCCTGCTGCGTAATATTTGAGAAAGTGGCTTTTTCGAGATCGTTAATCATGTGCGCCGGAACATTAAATATCCCGGCAATCATCGACCGGTTCAGCTTCGACATATCAATGATCTGGGCATCAACCGGAGAAACGGTGAGCGCTTTGTAATCCAGCTCTGCCGGGAGAAGCATTGTTTTATTCTCCTGGCTGCGCAAAGCAGCTGTAGCTTTTTGCCACATGCTTTTTAAACGCCCCCAGCTTTCTTCATTCAGCTGGTTTTTCACCGAAATAATGCCAGCGGGTCGCGCATTACCGTTGAAGAATGAACTGGTATAAGCCTGCCCACTCATCCCCATGCCTATCGTCTCGGCATGCTGCATAATTGGGCTAAGCCCCATTTTCTGGTTGTTACCCAGCGCCCGGATATGCACCATATCGTCGGGATTGACGGCAAACGCCCCCTCTTCGTTGTAAACGCCATAGGTATACCGACCACCCGTGTTAAGCAGTGTCGTTTCCCAGGGCATGCAGCATTCCAGCCCGGAAACTTCACCTCGACGGGAACGCTTCACCCAGGTGTAACCATTCCCCCATCCCAAAATATGACGCTGTTTTAACTCACGCCACTTATAGCTGGTCTGCCACATATTCGGCTCATCGTGAACCAGGTAAAACACGGGGTGATCGCGGGCAGCTTCAACCTTGTTATTGGTTTTCCGCATAACATGCAGCGGCATCTGAGCGATATTCGAAGAGATAACGTAAATACAGGCATACACCGCAGCCAGCTTCATCGCCGTTTGCGGGCTGACAAATACATCTCGGGCAAACACGTTATCGGTTTCTGCCGATTCACTCGTGATCGGAGTAGCCGGGTTTTCCAGTGGTTCACTGCGAAAAAGAGCATCAAGCAGCATTATTCCCCCTCATTGCCGCTAACAGCGCATAAATGAGTAGCAGGGTTCCCGACATCATCAGAGACATCGCCAGCCCGAACTGGAGATAAACGCCTGCAGCAAGCGAACCGAACCCGGTAAGCCCGATAACATCAGTGATTAGAGTTTTCATAGAAGTAAAAGGTCTTCGTCAGGATCGATAGTGGACAGGAAGTCAACTTCACCACCACCGTTAACAAGCAAGCGACTCATCGCAATAAACATCGCGACAGGACCGTCAATTTTGTTTTCAGGCGTGGCCTTGTTGGGGAAAATATTCTCGTTTTTGTCTGGTTTGACGGTGACGTTTGACATCATCCATGTCATCACCGGATTGCCATCGTGATGAAAACGCCCGGCGTAAATTTTCGCCTCGACTTCCTTCATTGCTTCAGAAAGGTTTTTAACCGTCTGAGGGACTTCAACAATCGGTACGCCTTCAGCTGCTACCGACAAAGCAAACTGAGTGGCACTCCACGGATCGTATGCGAACTCGTTCAGCGAGTTGCCTCGCGCCCATTCGATCGTTTCCTCTTTAATTACTGCATGGTCAACGACATCGCCATCGGTAAACTCAAGGAATCCAGCGAGATTCCATTTTCTGTAAAGGTCCGCCTGCTGCTTGGAACAGGCTTCCAGCCGACCTTCAGGTATCCAGAATCTGGAGCGGACATAAACATCGCCATTTGGAGCAAGCCAGACTTTAACTGCAGCTGAAATATCAATTTTGTTGGAAAGGTCAACGCCGAGCCACATTGACCAGTTGGCCGAAGTGGAGTCGTCCCAGTCGTCACGGCATTTTTCCCAGCGCGCCATATCCATCCATGCTTTTTCACCCTGCACCCAGATATTGAGGTGCTTGGTAAAAAAACCGACTCGCGCCGCTACCTGCTCTTTCGCCTTTTTTGCCAGGCGGCGCATATCGTCCCAACGCTTACATATCCCCAGGCCGGGATTTGCTTTCGGCCAGTTTGCCTCGTCGAAAGGATCGTCCCCCTCATCCAGGGTATAAATCAGCGCAAAATAGCTGTCATCCTTAATTGAAAGTGGGTCTGGGTTATCAAAGTTCTTCAGAACCTTGATTGCATAATCACGTTGCTCGTAGCAGATACCTTCTTTATTAAAACCCGCAGTAGTGATTGCAAAAATAAGGGACTGCAGGCGCGCCCCGGTCGCTGTTTCCAGAACTTCCCAGACGTCACGGGTTTTATGTGCGTGCAGCTCATCAACGATCCCGCAGTGAATATTAAGGCCGTCGAGGTTATTCGCATCACTGGCTACAGGTTCGAATTTTGAGCCCGTCCGCTCCTGGTGAATATTCAGCTTGTTACTACCAAACAAACGGCCCAGTGTTTTCGGAGCCAGCTTAATCATGCGCTTCGCATCATCAAACACGATGCGGGCCTGATCCCTGGTTGTTGCTGCGGAATAAACCTCAGAACCACCCTCACCGTCGGCACCAGTCATATAAAGCCCGATGCCAGACGAAAGCGTTGATTTTGCATTTTTACGCGCTACTTCGTCATAGGCGGTACGAAAGCGACGCACAAACATGGGGTCGCCATCGTCGTCAAGAATGCTCTCAAACGTTATTTCATCTATCAGCGGGACGACAAACCCGAAAAGGTTAATCAGGATGAAGGTGTGCCAGTCCATCAACTCGATCGGCTTGCCGGTCAAGTGCCCCTTCACATGGGGGACGAAGTTATAAAAATCGAGAACGTGCTGGGCGCGGCCTTCATCAAAATAAACACCGCGCTCCGGGCCGTGCTCTAAATCATGAAAGAACCGCTGGCACGCAAGACGCACCAGTTCGCCAGCAACGATATCGCCAGATACCACGCGCTCGGCGTAGCGGAATCCATCTGCAACGGTTGCCATTCATCATTTGCGCTTTTTAAGAAATTCTTCCAGTGGGTCGGCTTCTGCCGGGCCTTTTGCACCAACCTTTGATCGGCTGGCAGGTGTCATGCCGAATTCGCTCAGCATCGCTCTGATCCGTTTCCATGCATCAGCCTTCATGACTGCTGCAGGGTGCGGTTTTATCATTCTGATTTCCCGCTCCCCTCCTTCATCTGAATCATCTTCGCTGTAGACGGCATAGGTGTAACCTTCACGATCAAGCGTGTCGCAGTGATGCCGGTATTCAACATAGGCTTCTATCAACAACTCCAGCGCTTTAGCATCAAGCGTGGTCAACACGCCGACGGCATCAAGTTCATCACCAATACGTTTGAACCAGTACTTACCCTGTTTATCGAAATGTTTCGGTATTGGGGGGACCCCTGACGGGGGTTTTGGCTCGTTCTTATTGATCGGGCGCTTGGATGGGTTCCCCTTCACTAAAGCCAGATGTGTCGGGGTTTTCGGTGGTCCTGGCATAATCGAAAACTCCTATTAATCATTGGATGGGGGACCCCAAAAAAAAGTTTTCTAACCTGCGGCGGTGTGAAAAAAGGTTAGGCGGCGGTCCTTTTGGCCTTCGCCGTCAGGGATTTGACCCCGCCCCCTCCCTGTCGTCATCCAAATGGGAATTGATATCACTTGAAACGTTCACGCCCGGTTTTCGTTCTGTGACAAGGCCAGCACAGGCTTTCGAGGTTCGAATCATCATCGGTACCCCCATGAGCCTTAGCCTTAATGTGGTCAACCGTCTTTGCGGCGACAGCTCGCCCGCTGCGAAGGCATTTCTGGCACAAATGGTTGTCGCGTTTCAGGATGCGGTTACGTCTGATATCCCACTGACTGCCGTAACCACGCTTGTGGCGACTCATCCCTTGTTGATGCTGATCCCATCCGGTATTACGGTGAGCTTCACAATATCCTGAACGATCAATAGTCGTGACCGCGCAGCCATGTTTACGGCATGCGCGGGGGATTGCCTTAGGCATAGAGTTCTCCATGCTGATTATCTCGGTAATTGCGGGGTTTTCAGTCACTACAGTAGTGATTTCTGGAATGTGACATTTCGAAGGGTTGTTGTATGAAAAACACCCACCTGCTATTAACTAAGTAAAAGATATATTTGGGGTTTGTTTTAGTTCATGATACAAGTTGAGCAGAAAACCATCATTAACCAATAGGTGTTTCATGATTCTCTATAAATATATGGAAAAAAAATGGGCCGATGAGTTCTTGAAAACAGGTTCTTTACGTGTAGGCACGCTTTATGACTTTAGGAAAGCGGACCACAAGCCAGGCGTATCCGATGACCAAGAGGGATTTGCTTACAGCGTGTTTGATGTAGCCGAAGGTAAAACATTTGCTGATATGTCTGAGGTTGAGCGGGCTAACTGCGGTCTCGGCACGATCATCCCTTACAGCCTCCTTGGCGATCTATCGCAAGGTGGGATTGGCCCTAATTCCAACATGCAATTCATCCGGACATCAACTGACATGTACGTCATGTGCTTCTCAATGAGCCCTAACAGGTCAGCCATGTTAAAAATGGGATATGACACATGCCTAAAAATAAACAATGCTGAGATTTTCATTAATCAATTGACACGGAAGTTAAGAACTAGAGCGAGAATGCTGTACATTGCCCGACCAGTTGATTATTCAGGAAAAGAGACAAGCTACAGTGTAGTTGATTGTAGATACCCTTTCATGACAAAACACGCTGATTTTGCATATCAAGATGAATTCAGAGCTGTCTGGAAGCGCAGGGATTATGCGCCTCAACCGTCACCACATATTGTATTTATCCCTTCGGCTATTAAGTACTGTGAAATTATTGAGCCAATATAATCGAACCTTTTTAACTGGATAAATCCTACTCGCAGTTGATTGAAACAGCGTTAACATTATGTATGTTCTTTTACTTTTACCTTGCCGCAGTTAGCCTGCACTGCTTTGTTGTGCGCCAGGATGTCGCGCTTAGTCTGCGTATCAAGCACATCGATATCATGGTCAGTAAGGTAGATGATCCGTACCCAGCTGCAGGCCGTATCAACGACTACCGGGGCGGGAGAAGTGCTTGCGCAGCTCCCGATCAACATCGTCATCAGGCATATGGCTAACAGTCTGCTGTACATCACTGGCCCCTTTCACAACTTCCGCCTTACGTTCTGCCGCGGCGACGGTGGCGGCGGCGTTCTCTTCGGTGCGCTGCTTAGCGGCTTTGGCTTCTGCCTTACTGGTCCCGCGTGCATGACCAATGCCGAACGCTCCAGCGATAGCACTCAGGATGACAACCACCAGCCCCGCGATTGCTTCGATTCCCATAATCACACCACCAGTACCGATTTTGCTTTCAGGAAGCGAGCGCGCCGGTTATTAATCCCGTTTTGTCCGCCGTTGATAATCTGCGTGACCCGGACAAGCTCACCCGGATATTTCAAGCAACCTTTCGAGACATAGAACCACGCTGCACTACGGGCCGCGTACGAGGACTGCTCCAGTAGTTCTGGCTGTGCCACCAGATCAACCTTCAGCCCGTTTCCGCAGTCCCGGTAATTAGAAAGTCCGGTTATTTGAATTAGTCCGCGCCCCCTATAAACCCATCCATCAGTTGCCCTGCTGTTACCCAACCGCTTGCTATAGACAATGTTGGCGATAGCCCGCTGGCGCTCCAGAGGTAACACAGTTTCCGACTGGCTGCGCCCGAGGGAATTGGCCTGATCCTGCGTTAACCTGCCGTAACGAACAAAATCAGCAAGCCCGGCGATACTGTAGTTGAAATTCTCCACTACCCTGTTAAACCCGAGGCTTTCATGTCCGCACTGAGCAATGAACATTGCCTGGTCGATAGCGGAAGTGATGCCAAACTCTTTCATCGCGGCTGTAATATGCGGAAACCAGCGCACGGCTAACCCAGCGCTAATACCAGCCGCCTTCTGGAATTGTGTTTGATTCATTAGTGCCTCAGTACATCAACCAGTCGCGCTACATTGCCTCTTACGCTCAGAAGCACAACAAGGATCATGATATTGGCCGCGATGGTGGGCCACGATGAATAGGGATAGATGCCGCACAGATACGCCAGCGGCACAGAGCTGTATATCACTGTTATCAGCCATGCCAGCCGCGACACCCACTTACGATGTCGTGAGTCTCTGCGGCGATAGAACATCAACGTAACAACGACACCAGCACATAACAGCGCATTGATGGTTGCAGTTGGATCATTTAGTACCACCGGAACCTCCCCGGCGCGTTATTAGCGCCACCAGCGAGCCAATATCCTGATTGTTCAGGAAGGTGAGTATTTTTACGGCCAATGCCGAAATGATTACGGCACCAATTGCATCCAGAGGCTTATCGTTGTACCCGGTCAGGTCGGATAACTTAGAACCGACCAACCCGGAGCACAGAACTCCAGCGATATAGGACACAACGAAGTATGCCATTCGTCGTGGGGCGCTCAAATCGGCCGCTGTCGCTATATAAAAGACGGAACCAGCAAATGCCCCGAACACAACACCGTAGTCTGTACCGGTTAATAGCCCGTAAACACTCGCCCCAGTTAAAGCGCCACCAGCTAAGCCTGTGCCGGTTATTGGTTCGGACATCGGTCCCCCTCTATTGCTGTGAATCCTCTCAGAATTGAGGGGAAAAAGAAAAGGCCGCGCATAAGCGCAGCCTCAAATGATTTGTACCTCAGTTTTCCGAGGCGCCTTATTCATGGCGAAAAAAAGCCCGCTCAGAGGAACGGGCAGAAAGTAGGCATTCTAGGTAGTAACAAACGAAAACGCACCTAATAGTCCGAGCTACCGATTTACCAGGAGAGCGCTCGCTTTTTCCGTTACTGCCTTTTAAACATAGCTGGAGAAGCCGAAACGGCAACCCACAACCTAATGTCTTAGTAGTATTGCATGGTGCCGGGTGCCTCCCGGTGAGCATGTCCCAGCCGACATGACTCGCGCTGCATTTACAGATCACTGTAAGTGACTGGTCGCCCCACCGCACAGGGGGATTCACCACACGAATAGATTAACAAGATGTTAATTTTCTGGTCAATAAGTTGTGAATGAATTATGCCATGGATTTTTTTGGAGTGCAGAAATGACGAAGCCCAAAGTAATGAACCTTGGGCTATTAATTTTTTCTTGCTGCTCAGTTCGCTTTAACGTCCCGAGCCTATCACAATTCAAGCAGTTTCTGGCTCACTTTGCAAGTAAAATCTGTCGCCATTTGTGCCGAATGCGTCACACATTGGTGCGTACAGCATCGATTCTGCCAAACTAAGCCACGTATCAACTCTGCGTCTACAGGTCATAAAGCACCAGTCGGGATGCTTTTCATAGAGCTCTTCCGCTATGCGGCGTTTGCTCTTCCGTAACCGGTAATGCTCCACCAGCAGATGATATAGCTCTTTGTGACCACCCGTAATAAGGACTGCCCCCAGTACCTTATCAATCAGCAGTCCTTCATCGTCTGTACAGAAGGCCAGGCCGCTTTTGTTTTTCCCCGCGAGTATTTCACGAAAAAACGCCTCAAGCTCTGGCTTCGAGATGCCAGACTTCTTCATCCGGCGTAATGCTTCGTTGATGGCTGTTTTAGTGACTTTCCCGGAAGCCAGTAACTGGTTAAACATATTGCCGCCACTACCGCCGCCGATGTAGGACCAGCGGCCCCACATGCGCAGCTTCCCTTGAATCCAGATGGCCTCCAGCGTTTTCAGCCTGACCATTTCACCAGCTTTTCCAACCTCGGACGGGTTAATCATTATGCGTTCTCCACTATGCCAGCACGCCAATTGCCAGCGAACGATCCAGAAATCGAAACAGCAGCTCCAGCTGTGAGCCGTGCTTCTCCTCAAATGCCACGGTGTCAGCGTGCAACTCGTCGTGATGCGCTCTGCAAAGCGGCAACACAAACAGGTCATGCGCTTTTGTTCCCATTCCACCTTGTCCGTGGCCTATCAGGTGATGGGGATCATCTGCTGGTTTGTTACAGCAGACACACTGCTGAGACTTAACCCAGCGCGTCCAGCTCTCGTTTACCCAGCGGCGGCGCTTTGGTCGCAGCATAAATGATTCCGGCGTTTCAGGATCTACGCGAAGACCGAGAATCTTTTTCTGCACCACTTCGCTCGCCGCTGGCTCCGGCACAATATCGCTCTCCTTCATCACCGGTTGATGCTTTATTTCCGGCAATCGCAGGGCTTTCCGGGCCAGCGATTCAGGGATGACCTGCGCCAGATTGTTTATTACCAGCCACCAGCACAACTCTGGGATCGTCAGTTGATGGTCTTCGTTGAACCCCAGCTGTGAGCGGATGACCGTTATCAACCAGGATACCAGGTTCCCACGCGCAATGCCTGCCAGCGTCTCTGTGTACTGATCACGCACCAGGTTATCGCAGGCCCAGCAAAGGCGGATGCTGCCAGGCTCATGCCGGAACAGCGTAAAATTTTCGCTGTGCCACGAGCCGTGCGGATACTGGCATTCAAAACGACGCTCCAGCTCGGCCTCCAGCGAGCTGATACCACCCGCGCGCAGAATGACGTCTTTGTTTTCGAAGACTGGCTTCAAAACCGGGTCTTCTGCCAGTGGCTGCGTGGCGGGAGGGATAGCGCCGGTTGCGTAGTCGCTGTATTTTTCTGGTGCAGGCTCTATCAGTACCCGCCCTCTCCTGAACATCGGCATGAGATCAGCGCCTGGGCGAAGAAGAACAACGCCCATGCGTGGGGCAATCTCAGGGGTTAGTAATGCTCTCATATCATCTCCACGTCAGGCAGCTGCACGAAAACGACGGATAGTGATTTCTACTTTCCCTTTCTTCACGATGTTCCCCCACTCCACCAGCATGCGCTTAACCTGACTGTCGTCTTCCCAGACGCCTGTTAGAGTCAGGGCATCGAACAGCGCTTTGTTGTAGTTATCGATATCCCGACGGCGCTCATCCGGCGGATACAACACAATATGAACCTCGGCCAGATCAGAGGATGGCCGGGGAACGGCCCGCAGTTGCTCAATAATCGCCGCTCTCGCTGCCTGCTGGAACTTGCGCCCTGTCTCGCTTACCAGATGCCTGCCTTTCAGCGGTCCCTTGCTCGGGGCGCGCCAGTAACTATTTACGCTCGGTGGAAATGGTAAAGTCAGTTTCATTTAGCCCCCTTAAAGGATCGCTACAACGTCTTTTGCGACTTCCCGCGTACTGCTTTTGCAGGAGATCGAACGGCGTGCGTTGATGAATTGCAGGTTAAAACCATGCTCCCGGTACAGGTCGAGAACCTTCGGTGCAGATGAGTTAGAAATCACTACCCGAGCCCCACGGTGAAAGGCAGATACACATTGCTTCGCCAGGTCTACCTGGTTCTCCCAGCTAAAACCACCAGCGGCGTAGGCGGTGAATCCGGTTGTTCCCGGCATCGGTTCGTAAGGCGGATCGCAGTAAACCACATCCCCTTTCCCGGCCAGGCTGATAGTTCGGCGGTAGTCAGCGATCATGAATACGCAGTTATGCGCCATAGCCGCGAAGGCTTTCATCTCATCCATCGGGTAATACGGAGCCTTGTAGCCTCCCCAGCCCACATTGAACTTGTTCGCCTGGTTGTAGCGCATCAGGCCATTGAAGCAATGCCGGTTGAGATACAGGAATGCAGCTGCGCGTTCAGTAGCATCCAGCGTCTGAGCGTTGAACTCGGAACGGATCAGCTCATAGCCATCTGGTGACCGCATGTGCTCGAACATCCAGCGGGCCTTCAATTCCACTTCATCCGGCACCACCGCTAACATCTGATACAGATTAATCAGGTCCGGATTAACGTCCGCCAGCAGGTAATCTGCGTGCTTTTCGCTATTCAGGAATACCGACCCACCACCAACGAATGGCTCTATCAGGCGTTTCCCTGCCGGGATATGCACGAACAGGTCAGCCAGCTGGGTATACTTTCCACCAGCCCATTTGAGAAATGGCTTACTCATGTGCGGAACCCCGAGTTTTCTGGCAATGAGTAATCAACCCCATCAAAGCTGGCTCGCGAAATGGACGCCTCCTGGCGGGAGCTATTGAGTGGAGCAGATAGTTTTAACGACAGCTCATCCCATTTTTCCCGAAGCTTCGACGGGCTGAGTACGTTTTTACACCAGAACGAATCTTTGTTGGCACGCTTGAAAAGTGAGCAAATTTGTTTATGGGTTCTCCCGTCCTGCATCACCATCAGGCGAACCTCATTCGCCCATGCGGTCCAGTTTGGTTCTTTAGGGCGAACTACCTCACCATCACTTTCAGCAGCCAGTTCGTACATGCTGATAATTTTTCCCCAAATGAACTCGGCGCAGGTTAAATCGTCCTGGCTGCCCCACTGCCGCTTTGCAGCGCTGTACACCACCGCGTCAGGATGTCGTGACAGAAATTCATCTGCAGAGCCCTGTTCGTCCGGTTGCGAAGCGTCCGGACAAGAAGGTTTTATATCTGATGGATCAGTAGTTGATTTTACTGACGGATCCCCACCAGATTCTGACGGGTCAAAACTGGTTTTTTTGATGGATTCCGACGCCTCAAATTTTGAGGGGTCAATTTTTGACGCATCAGATTTTGACGTGTCAGATTTTGACGTGTCAGATTTTGATGTGTCAGAAACTGACAGGTGAGAAAATGCCGCTTTCTGTAGTTTGGAAACGTTGAGCTGGTAGACGTTCGATGCATTACGGTTGCCGTTGCGGCGCTGTGTGCGAGTGAGCCACCCCTCTTTCTCAAGTGCAGCTATCGCCGTTCTGACAGTACTTTCACCAGCGCCAATCTGACGGGATATGGTCGCAATAGAAGGCCAGCAAACACCCTCATCGTTGCTGAAGTCAGCCAGGCGCGCCATAATTGCCACGCTGGATAGCTTCATCCCAGAAGATGCACAAGCGTCCCAGACGTATCCTGTTAATTTAGTGCTCATGATCGTCCTTTATTTCTCTGAATTTACGTCTGAATTGCTCGAGGGGGCTAAAGCATTCATGCTCGTACCCTTCACGCAGGTATATAACGCGCTGTGTCTGGGGCTCCCAGCGTATGACCCTGACCGGGACACCGTAGTGATCTCTGAACCATCGGTTGAGCTCTCGCATACTTTCTCCGCCTGGCCGTTAAAGTCCCCTACCACCCACTGAGCAAACTGGTAGCAGACAGGCTCGAACCCGCCTGGTACTCTTACCCCATACACGAACTGCACCGGTCCTGCTCCACCAGGAACTGGCCGCGCTACAAGTTGCGACCTGCGGTATTGTGTTGATAAACTGCTCATGCGTTAGTAATCTCCACTGATAACGACACGCCACGACGCCAGGAGCTGCAACTCGCTGGCGTCACTTCTTTTTGCGTGAAAATAACGTGATAATTGCGGCAATCTCTTCTTCCCGAGCTGCCAGATGACGGCGGTGATGCACCATGATTTCTTCTGCCTCATGCCTTTCGATTACCCCATCTTCAAGTGCCTGTTCGATAATCTGGTCAACCTGACCTCTGGCTGCCGAGGTACGCATTGCACGACTAAACAGGTCCACGCGATCGAGTTCTTCCAGGTGCGGCACATCCACCAGCAGAGCACCACGGCGGCGAGCGAAGTAGTCAGCCAGTAACGACGTGTTGGAAATGTCCTCCATCGCTTCCAGTTCGCTGACTTCGAAGAAACGACAACCATTTTTCTCATAAAGGTTGTTATTGAACTGCGTTAAGGTCATGCCTAGCGCGCCAGCCATAGCCTCACGCCCACCATGTATGGACTTACACATAGCCTTGACTACATCTTTCAAACTTTGCTTTTGTTCTACCATGTTGATAACCCTTCGCTTAAAATCACTTTCTTAGCCCACGGAACAGCCGGTGTATTAAATGAATAACCCTTTGTCTAAATTGACTCTGGACTACTGGTACAAAGTTTTGATTGTCGCTGGTGCATTCGTTTTTCTGCTGAACGGTACTGGAGTTCTTTCTGCATATCCTCCTGGCCCTACAGCACTGGTTTCCCTTGGCGTCTTTTTTTGGGGCATTGGTGAGTGGATTAACCACCCCTACCAGGAAATGCTCCAGTACGACGGCCTCGGTCGGGTTACAGCAACCATTTCTGGTTACCCGAGAAATCCCAAGCGAATCGGAGTCGTGTTCGATATCCTTGCCTTTGTTCTCATCGCTATAGGTGTCTGGAAGTTTTTCTGATAAGGTCCACCCGATCAGAGTCACTACTCGATTCATTTCATCCAGTCTTACCGTTTCAGGGTTGAGCGCTTGCAACCGCTTTATCACCTCTGATTCAATTTTTTTTGTCACACCTACCCCTTTAAAATTCGATTTGTAGTTACTTTCAAGCAGCTGAATCTGTAGCCTTTTGGTAAAGTTCAGGTCGAAAAACAAGCTGCCCATTAGTACGATATGCAGCTTCTGCAGCACGACCTTTTGGGATCAAACTGCCCGGTCGTTTTCGCCATTGATAAAAAGCCTCAGGAGAAACACCGAAGAAGTCTGCTGCCTTGTTGGGGGTTCCGAAGAACGTTTCTAACTCTGTTGTTGTCATACACCCTCCTAAATTTATTTAGATATTAAGACCAAAGCAAATTTAGGTCAATTAAAGCTAAGATAATTTAGTTTTCATAACATGGCGAACCACAGTGAGCACATTTGGAAGTCGTTTAAAATCATTAAGAAAGGATCGTAAGCTTACCCAGAAGCAACTGGGTAAAGTTGTTGGAGTGACAGATGTCACCATTGGATACTGGGAGAAAGACCAAAACATACCCGGAGGAGTCTCGCTGACAAAATTAGCTCGGTATTTTGGTGTTTCTGAGGACTTTCTCCTCACCGGTAAAGAGGAACTCTCCAATGTAGCGCCTGGCAACTTAGGCGCTATGCAGATCCCTATCATAAGTTGGGTTCAAGCAGGAACTTGGACATCTGAAAGTGATGCTCGTAATTTAGAGGGTGCCGTGGATTACATTTTAACAAACGGCGCTCATTCGTTTGGTACCTTCGCTCTTAAGGTACGTGGAAAATCTATGGAGCCAGAGTTCAAAGAGGGAGACACTATCATTGTGGATCCTGACTTGTGTCCAGGTCCTGGGGACTATGTTGTAGCCAAAAACGGTAGTGAATACGCCACTTTTAAAAAATACCGTGCAAGGGGTGTCAACGAAAATGGTGAAGAGGTTTTCGAATTGGTCCCGTTAAACCCTGATTTTGCTGCTTTAAACTCTGCTGTTGAAAAAATTTCCATCATCGGTGTCGTTGTCGAACACCGCCGCCAGATGCGCCGCTAATCCTTTCCTCTACTCTATCAATGGTGAAAACTAAGAATATTTAGTTTATTCACCTTGACCAAAAAACTAAATTATTTTAGATTTCTTTCAGCGGTCGCGAAAACGTGTGATGCACGGAGACGACGCAGCCCAGACGATATCTGAGTGGCTTTAAAAACAGATGGGAGCCGGTGGAAGCCCGGCACACAACAGGAAAAAGCACTGTGTTAGTCAAGTGAGTTTCCAGTGCTTCAGTGCTCTTTCCGTTGTGTGGAGAACTAACGTGCCGCCATTGCAGTGGCGGCTCCCCATCAGCAAGAAATTTTAACCAGCTATTCACCCACTCTCATGGGTTGGGTTGCTGCACCCTAAATTTACGCGTTGCAGCGCGTCAGATGGAGAACAAAAGATGGCTAAGACAGCAAATCAACTGATTAAACAGGCGTACGAAATAGCCAAAACTATGCCGCCAGCACAGGCAGCAATCATCAGGGAACTGGCTACCGTCCTCGATGTTTCGAATGTAGCTCTGCGCCAGACGCGCACCGAACGTGACGCCCTTCTCGCAGAGGTCAAATCATGGGCGAAAGAGTGTGATCGTCTGACCGAGCGACACACCAAGAAGCGCACAAATCTGCATGTCCTCGAAGCAATGCGCGACTTGAAAGCAATTTGCCCCACCAGATTCCGTAACGTGGAGGCTCTCTGATGGCTAAAGACTCAAAGCTTGTATACGGCGCCAGTGGCAAAACCAACGTTCTGATGTTCGAACCGGAAAAGCTGCACCTTGTTACCGACAAAAACCATCTTCTCTACGATGAACGTATCAACCTGCCGATCGACGAAGGGATGGTACTGAACATCAAGGAGCTGGGTGTACTGGAGCCTATCATCGTCTGGAAAGACCCTGAAACAGGTCTCACCTGCGTAGTCGCAGGCCGTCAGCGCGTTAAACATACGCTGGAGGCAAATAAGCTCCTTTTGAAAGAGGGTAAAGAACCACTGCTTGTTCCTGGGGTCGTTAAGCGCGGATCAGCAAATCAGATGGCTAAATACATGGTCAGCGAAAACGAAATTCGACGACCTGATACACCGCTGGGCAGGGCTAAAAAAATGTCAGATGCGCTCGACCGCGGGCTCGATGAGGACGACATTGCGGTGTTGTTTGGCTGCAGCGTTCAGACCGTTCGAGCAACGCTCTCCCTCCTCGAGGCCACCCAGGCCGTCCGGGAAGCTGTAGAGGCTGGCACAATTACCGTTACCCAGGCGCGTCAGTTGGCATCGCTTAAACCCGAAGAGCAACGGGAGAAGGTCAAGCAGATCGAGACAGCGACCGCCGGCATCACTGGCCATGAAAAAGCCCGGCGGCAGCGCCAGGTTCTTGGTGAAGCAAAGCCGCGTATCAAATCACGCAAGGAAATTACAAAAGCCCTCGAAGATGCCAGCGGCGAATATGCCGAGGCTCTGCGCTGGGTGCTTGGGGAGGCGGTATGAATATTGATCCTGAGAATTACAGCAAATACACCCTCCGTCGGTTCGCCGCCATTCTGGATGTGATCTGCTGGGTGCTGATTGCCGCAGTAACCGTTGGTATCTGCATGTTTATTGAATGGTGGACAGCATGAACATCTCAACAGTAAACGAGCTCATCGCCTCCCTGGAGTCTGCAGGCGAGCTGTCGATCAGAGAGCAGAAGTTCCTGAAGCTGGCGAAAGCGTTTAAGCAGTTGGCTGCGGAGAATGCCTATCTTCTCAGCGGAGCAGCCCGTGAACTTAACACTTCATGGATGTTCCACAAAACGATGCTGGGTGCTCAGGCGGCGCTGGCTTGCCTTTCGCTTGGCAGGGAGTCTGCTGCTCGCGACTGGCTGGAAGGTACTACAGACGAAGCTGGGGCCGAGATTCCCGATGATATTACCGTTGCTGGCCTGCAGGCATGGTTCGACAGCCAGATGGTCAGCAATGACGGGAAAAGCGGATTCCTGACCAGGAAGGAAGCCGAAGAGGCTATCCGTAAGGCGTGCCCCGCCACCGACGCCTTCCTGGACGGGATTAAGGCTGATGCCATTGATGAAGCCGCGGTAGAACTCGACCGTGTCGATACGGTGGCAAGTACAAGAGTAATTGGGTTCAAACTCCGTGAGTTTTTCCAGCAGCTGCGCGAGGGGGCCAAATGAGAAGTGTAATTGACTTTGAAGGAGCCAGGTTTTTCGTTAATGGTCGCACTTCAAACGTACTCCCGGACGGTACTGAGGTGAATATTCGACACCAGCTAAATATAACGCTGACGGATGGAACGCAGTTTATAAAAAGTATCTGGTATCCATTCAATTGGGAGCGATGGATTGATAAAAAACAGCACCATCGCCATGCAGATATTGGTGGCTTTTACCGGAAGGTATCGCCACGACAAGCCATATTGCTGCAAAAGGCATGGGATGAATATCAGGAGCGTGCAGCATGACTGATATCACCGAACTGGCGCAGCGTATGAAGGCTGCAGCAGAGAAAGCGACTCCGGGTCCGTGGTATGTACATGACAAGCCGTGTGAAGACGGCAACTACGGCATTGATACCAGCGATAAAGAATTTCTAGCTGAGGCTGTAGTTTGGTGGGGGTTTGCCCGCCAGAGCATTTGGCGTGAGGAAGACGCAAAATACATCGCCCTGGCTAACCCTGCCAACGTTCTCGCGCTGGTAGAGGCGCTGGAGTATTACAAGTCACGTGAAGAGCGCGTGATAAGTCTGGTGCGCGACAACTCAAAAAGTTGGGATGAGCTGTATCGACAGGTTGAGGCCAAAGGAAAACGAAACGTTGAGCTGGTAGAGGCGCTGGAGAAGACGCGGCAGCGTATCGAGGAACTCGAGTCTGATCTGTCTGAATGGACAGACTGCAAGCACGATGGTGCTACCTACTACGACATGAGCGGCCAAGAACGCTGCGGAAGATGCGGGGCGGACATATGACCATCACTGAAGGATTCTGCGCGGACCTCTACTGCGACTGTGATGGTTGTCAGTCAGGGAAAATCTATCCGCAAGGGCAGGCTGATTTTATTGGCCGGAATATGACCGACATTTCTCAGCAGGCGCGTAAAGCAGGCTGGCGCATCAGCAAAGACCGTCAGCGCTGCTATGCGCCGGGCCACAAAATTTCACGGGGAGCCAACCAATGACCAGCAAATTAACCAGAGAACGACTGGCAAAAATTAAATCATGGCGTGAAACCTACGGCGCCGGAAGCAACGTAATGCTGCCATCTGAAGAAGCGGAAGAGCTGGCCTGCTTGGCGCTGGCCGCAATGGACAGCGAGCCGGTGATACTTTACCGACAGGTCAATCCGGTGAACGGAATGAAGACGTATTGGGCTGAGTTAGACCCGGAGGAATTTAGGCATTTAAAAAAATACACTGATGAAAATGCTGAATTCATGACGCTCTATCGCCACGCGCAGCCAGCGTCGGAACGTGAGCAGGTACGCAGTGCGCATGCCGAGTGGTCACAGGCAACTTTCGGTAATGTCGGCCCGGTTGGCCCGCTGAAGCATCTCAGCAAAGAAGCACTGGAAGCCGCTGAACAGTCCGGCGACCTGTCAGAATGGGCTGATATGCAGTTCCTGCTGTGGGACGCTCAGCGCCGTGCCGGTATTACAGATGAGCAGATTACCCAGGCGATGATCGATAAGCTGGCGGTAAACAAGCAGCGCTCATGGCCGGAGCCAAAAGACGGGGAACCAAGGCTGCACATCAAAGAACGATCTCGTAAAAAAGTAGACCGCTGTGATGTTTGTACTGAAGGAGCTCGCGGTGGGTGTGGAACGTGTATTTTTAACGGTAATTTTGAATGAGGTGCTTATGACTTCTACAGACTTTATGGAAGAAAAAGAAGTATTCGAATTGCTGGGAAAGAAAAAAACAGCAGTATGGCGGTTACGTAAAGATCACGGGTTCCCACCCCCCGTCCTCACTTATCCTACTCGTTATAGCCGCAAGGCAGTAACACGCTGGATAGAGGAGGGAGGGATTAATCGACAAATATGATAATTAGTAATTTAGTTAATCATCATCATTCAACATTTGAACAAGGCTTTCCATGCATCTCGGCAAGCCTTGCAATTCTTCATCATCAAATGATATTTTTTCTTTTTTGAGAGTGAATTTATGCGGGACTTCGATAATTCTATAAAAATCAATCGGGGTCTCTCTTTTAGAGAGAGACATCATAACACTGAAAATAGTTGTATATTTACAACGAAGCCCAAAAGTTATTTCAGACAGATATATAGATGAATTTTGTAAACCAACATCTGATAACATTCGCCACTCTTCTTCATATTTCCACTGTTTGGCCTTTCTCAAAAATATATCATGCTCTATTTCTGTCTTTGCCTTTTGATCCCCCGCTAACATCCTATGTATCTGACTAATCTTTATCTCTCTAGATTCACTTGTATAGCTTATTGGTCTTATTTTATTAGCAACACTTTCAGGTATAGAATAACCTAAGCAAAGGCCTTTATGGTTATCAGCATAGTGAGCCCACATTAGCGGACACTTATCTTTTTTTGACAAAGAAAGCACCCCTCTATTATACCCTGACAATATAATATTCCCAATCGTATTAGCTAATACTTGTTTGATCGTCGGGGCATTATAGTCGTATAGTCCAAATGAAAATTCAGAATAGATACCTGAAATTATTTTATCTGTTTCACTCATGCTTAAAAGAGAAATTTTGTCAGTGGTTTTTGGACCATTGTAACGTAGGTTTTTTGCGGCCACCTTTAATTTCTTTTCAGAGTTTTGCTGAAGAAGCGTTGAAAGAATATTTCGTAACTGCTCCTCATCATTCACATCATCGAATATTGTAACTTTACAATCTAACGGATCATTAAATTGGATTGGGTTTGCAAAATACAAATAATCATCAATTATCAACTCCATACAATCATCGTTAAAACTTTTATATTTAAATAATTTTTTAGGAGTTTGCATATAGAGACCTTTGATATGTGATTAACATTAACTTAACTTTGTTTTTTTACATGCCAAAAAATTTTATCTGCATAAAGTTCATAAGCTTCTTTCTGTTCCACCAGCCAATCGTGTTTGTTATACACCGCCATCACTCCCCCTAACTCATGCCCCAGCATCTTTTCTGTGACGTGAGGCATAACCCCTTCCCCTGATAAATTCGTCACCAGCGAACGCCTGAAGTCATGTGTTCGCCACTCTGGTATATCAATTTTATCCCTTAATTTTTTCATATAGAGATTTGCTGACGAGCGATCTATAGGCTTGTCCAGTTCCTGGCCGGGAAACAGAACATCATTTCCAGCATTGAGGAGCCTTTCAACAAAAGGTTTCACCTGGTCAAACACCGGGCGACGGATAACGTTACCCATCTTTGAATGTTCTGCTGGAGTCGTCCAGATAAGATCATCCATATTGAACTCACTGGCAGTAGCAAGGCGCAGCTCTGATAGTCTGGCTCCCCAAAGCAAAAGCAGCTGATGAAGCACCTTGTTAGAGGTAACGATCTTGTTGTTCTCCAGCGCCAGCCAGATTTTAGCCAACTCGGTATACGTGAGAACACGGCTACCCACATCAGGTTTTTTTCCAATGGTCTTAACGCTAAGCTTCAGGACCTCGCACGATGGGATCAACTGGCGGCTGATACACCAGTTCATTACAGAACGTAGTTGTAGAAGAAGCACCCTGGCCTTTTTGCTGTTCTTCTTTTCCTGCTTATCAAAGAAACGCACCCATGCAGAAACAGGAATGTTTACTACCGGAGCGTCCGGGAATTCTGTGTACATCGTGTTGTACACAACTGACTTGTACAGCGTCTGAGTGTTCGGCTTCAGCGTTTCTACATACTTGCCCCACCACTGATCCAGGCACTCTTTGAGAGTCAGCTCTCCATCTTCTTTGGCAAAATAATTTTTCGGGTTTAGCCCCTTGAGGTACAATTCGCGCATCTCACCGACGACAACGCGCGCCTCCTTGAGAGACATAGCGGGATAGCGGCCAATGGAGAGGCGAACGGGCTTACCGTTCCAGCGATAACGAAACTGGAATGTGATCGTGCCTGTGGGAGTTATGCGTACACTCAGCCCGTCACCATCTGTGACCTCAGCTGCGCCGCTGTATGGCTTAGCATTGATGCTACGGAGTTTGGTATCACTAAGGGCCAC